TACTCAAGCGACGAGTCGGGGCTCACCGAGAGCCACGTCGGGCCGGTGAGGATGCCGTTGTGAATCACCTCGATCACGGCCGTCCCGTTGCCCGTGTTGACCGCTTGGATCTCGCGTTGGATCGTCTGCACGCGGTTGATGATGCCGTTGAAGGTTGCCTTCGGCCGGATGGACATGAGCGGGACACGAGTGCCCGAGTACGAGGCGGGTGCGCCCGTGTTCGCGGCGAAGGGGAAGCCGAGCCCCTCGTCGATGCCACCCTCGCTCATGACCGATGTGCAAATGCCCCAGAAGTCGTACGTCGCTGAGATTGCGCCTGTCGCTTCAATCTCGAGTCGCGCCGGAAGCTGCCCCGTCGTCATGTAGACTACATCGCGGACGTTCGCGTTGAGGAACTCGTGCGCGTAGGTGAGGATGCCGTCGATCACGAAGCCCACGCGCACACGGCCGACGCCGAGCCACTGCAAGTCGATCGCGAGGATCTGAGTCTTCGAGGGGTCGAGATCGGGGAACGTGTTCTTGTTCCAGTCGGCCTGCGCGATGCGCGTATCGACGACCGAGCCCGACACGCCGGAGCGGAGGACGATGAACGATTCGCCGTTGACCTCCTCGTAGAAGATCCCGTTGTTCGTCTCGAAGTACCCGACACGACGACGCACGTTCGGGTGTGCGGTGTCGCAGACCCACGTCAGTAGGACGAACTGCGACTTGCCGGGTTGGTAGCGGAAGAACTCCTTCGTCTGCCGGATGACCCTGTCGCCGCTCGTCGAGACCGACATCTTCACCGCGGCTTCGAGCGGTTGATGCACGCTCGTCGCGCCGCCGTCGATCTGCTCCCACCAGATGATCGGTTGCTTGTCGTAGGAGAGGATGCTATCGAAGATCGTGACCGGGTTCGCCACGCGCAGCCGGTCGAAGGCGTCAATCGAGGGTGAGTCCCCCATCGCCATGTCCACCATGAGCCGGTTGCCGGGAGTCACGTATGCGTGCTCTCGGTCCGGACCCCCGATGACCTGGACTGACTGGCTACTCATGGGAGGTGCGCTCCCTACGAGGCGCTGATGTCCGGCGCGGAGTGGAGCAGGCTGATCTTGCTGCCCGTGACCGTACCGGCGATGGCGCCGGCCGTGTCGTCGCGGGACAGGGCGAGCCGCAGCTGGATCTCGTCGCCGGGGTTCAGCGTGGCGCCGTCGATGACGAAGTCGTAGTCGGCCAGGGCCGTGGTCAGCTGCTGAGCGGCGGTGCCGTTCAGGTCTGCGCCGACCGCCCCGTCCTCACCGACGAGCTTCGCCTCGAGATCGACGAGGTCCTCGACCGTGCCGAGTGCGGAGGTGACCGCACGCACCCGCACCGTGATGTCGGTGCCGGCGTCGTACTTGAGCGGGTCGAGGATGAGGCGCCAGAGGGCATAGGCGACGGTCGATGCCGTGGCCCCGCCGTTGGTCTCGATCGTGGTCAGGACCGAGCCGATCGCCTCGGCCAAACCGAGGTCGTCGGCGGACGGGGTGTCGGGCAGGTCGGTCTTGATCGCGTCGTGGACCTTGGCCTTGATCAGGCGGAGGGCGTACTCCACCGTCTGGCCGACGATCAGAAGAGGCTGGCGGAACTTGTGGACACCCATGGGATTCTCCTACTCCAGAAGAGCTTCAGCCTTCGCCTTGCCCCTCACTCGGATCGGGTCCTTGCCGGGGATGAGGACGTTGTACCATCCCCCTCCCGTGTGCTTCATCTTGCCCTCAGGAGCCGGCTCTGAGGTCGGCTGTACGGGCTCCGTCTCCGGGGCCTCGGTGACCGGGTCGGCCTGGGGCTCGGGCTCCACAGGAGCCGGCTCAGAGGCCGCAGCTGCGAGCGCCTCCGCCGTCACCTGGGCCTTGGACGGGGGCGGAACGAAGTTGGCGAGGCCGATGATGCGGGCCTCCCACCACCTCTTCAGGCGATGGCCCTTGATGCGGTCGTCCTTCGGCACCGGGTCACCGGGGTTCGAGAACGGATTGTCCGGGTCGAGACCCGTCCGGAGATGACGCAGAAAGACGAAGTCGGCGTCCTTGTCGAACCGCTGCTTCCAGTGACGTACTCGTCCGGACATGTGGTCTCCTTCCTGAGAGGCAAGAACCGGGGACCGGCATGGTAGCCGGCCCCCGGTCCAAAGGGTGACGGGGTCTAGTTGACCGCGTCCAGGAAGAAGTAGCCGAGGTCCGCCGAGACGAGCTTCTGATCGTAGCTCATCTCGATCTCGACCCGGTCCGACTTCAGGTGCTCCATGCGGAAGCGGCTGATCCGGTTGCCCATGGCCGCGTTGCCCAGGAGGCCCGTCCAGGAGAACGAGTAGCCGGCCGAGGGGACCATGAGTCCCGGCGACGGGGCGACGTAGAGCAGGACGGCGTTCTTGCCGCCGATGAAGGCGTGAACGTTCGTCGCGCCTTCCACCGCGGTGTTCTGGATGGAGTCCATGACCTCGACGGCGTCCAGTTCGAACAGAGCCGCGAGGTTCTGCCGGAGGACCTGAGCCGGACCCGTGGTCTGGCCGCGGTCGAGACGCCCGACGATGTCGGGGTGGTCGAGGAGGGCGTCGTACACGGCACGGCCGCAGACGAGCTTGTTCGGGCGGAACCCGGTGCTCTCCTGGACCGTGCGCTTGCCGGTGCGCACATCTTCGATCGGCGTGGAGGCCGCCTCGTCCCACCGCTGGAACTGCGAGGCGCCCGGTGCGCCGCTGACGCCCGTGACCTCGTTGGTCCAGACGCCGGTGACGAAGTACTCCGCCGCCCAGCTGATCTCCCGCTGGAGGAGACCCTGGAGCGAGAGGAACTCGGTGCTCTCCCGGTCCAGCTGCAGAGGAGCGTCGGCGTTCGCCCGCACCTGGTCCGGCACATCACGGTGCAGACCGTAGGTGTCGCAGAAGTAGGTGGGCGTCGAGTCGATGTCGTAGTGCGCGCCTGCGCTCTCCGACCCCGGACCCCTCTTCTTCATGTTGTTGCGGTTGAACATGCCGCGATCGTACGTGAAGTACCGATCCGACTGCTTTTCCACAGGGATGTTGGGGAAGACGCGGTCGGCGACGAACGCCTCCGCCATCTGCATGAAGGCGATGGAGATCACGGTCAACGGACGGTTGACGTGAACGTCCGAGCGCGACGGCTGGACGCCTGCCTTCATCACGGGGACGACCAGATTGGTCATAGGTATGGTCCTTTCATCGGGCTCGGAAGGGGAGCCCCACCGTGGGGCTCCCCGCGTGTACTTCTCGCGGAGAGTCAGGGACGCTGGTTAGGCGTTGACCTGGCCCTTGAACGCGAACTGGATGGAAACGATCTCGCCGGCCGCGCTGGCCGCTTCGAGAGCACGTCCGTGCTTCAGGTTGCCGTTGGCTGCGCCGACGGGGATCGCACGGCCGGAGGCGTCCGTGGAGATCTCGTTGCCGACCACGATCGCGGCACCGGCCTCGACCTTGCAGATGCAGCCGTCCTGGAGGGCGATCGGAATGACCTTGCCGGCCGCGTCCGCGTCCTCCATGGCGATGCCGTCCACGGCGCCCTGAGCAGAGCCGGCGTGGTCGTACTGCCCGTCCGCGGCGAGAACCACGAAACGGTAGGGGGTGACGGCGGAGCCTGCTTCGCCATCGATGGTTCGTACGGTCTGCTCGAAAGCCATGCCGTGTCTCCTTGTCTAATCCAGATGGATGGGTTGGGACCTGAGGAGGCGCCGGTTAGGCGTCGCCGACGGCCTTGGCGTAGAGCTCCTGCCCCTTGGCCGTGTTGAGGACCTGGTCGTACGCCTTGACGAAGGGGATCGAGTCCTTCGCGGCCTTCTCGGTCGCGAGCTTCTCGAGCTCCGCCTCGGCGTCGTTCGTGACGGCCGGCGTGGAGGTGCCGCTGCGCACCATGGCCTCGCCGATGCCGGCGTCGCTGGCCTTCAGCGTCTCGAGCGCGGCCTTCCGGGCGTCGGGATCGCTGATGCCTTCGACGGCCTTCAGCAGCGCGACCTTGACGGCCGGCTCACCGGGGAGGTGACCGAAGTCGTCCGCGACCCGCTTGGCGAGCTCGGCGTTCTGGCGAGCGGCCTTCTCGAGCATGAGCTCCTTGCGGTCGGCCTCGCGCTCCTTGGCCATCTTGACCAGACGCGGGTCGTCGCTCTTGCGGAACTCGGTGCCGTCCGCAGCCTTGAAGACCACGGGGTCGCCGGCCGCGATCGTCGCGAGCTCGCTCGTCCGCTCGTCGGCGCTCTTCTCGAGGAAGGCGTCCTGCGCCTCGGCACCCTTGAGGGTGTAGAGGTGCGAGCGGTGGTCCTCGCTGAGGGCGAGGATCTTGTCGGAACGCTCGGCACGCTTCTGGAGCGCATCGAACGCCTCTTGGGTGACCGCATCGGCGGTCGGCTTCTTCTCGGGCATCGTGTGCTCCTTTGCGGTTGCGTCCTTCGTCATCAGGCCGATCTCGTGGGCGTGGCCCTGAGCTTCGCCGATGGTGACGATTCCATTCTCCTGGCGGATCCAGGGATGACTGTGGCCGTCCACATACGTCGAATCGCCGTGGGTCATCGGCCCGTGGCCAACGTCCGTGACGATCGTATGGACGTGACCTTCGGTGGGCGATGTCAGCATCGCGGCCTTGCCGAAGCCCTCTTCCTTCATGCGCGACTGGTAGTCCGCGTCGGACTCGCCCTTCTTGCGCTCCGGGCCGGCGCCCTTGGCCTTCATGATCGTCATCGTCGCCCCCTCCTGGGCAGGCGTGGTGACGGCGGAGATCTCGGAGATCTTGAAGGCCCGCATGATGGTGGGCTTCTTGTCAGGCATCCTCGTCCTCCAGGCGAGCGCCACCGATACTGAATCCGGTGTACTCGCCGCTGATGAACTTCTCGAGGACATCCGCGGCCGGCTTCATCGCGATGAGGAGGCCGGTGCGGGGGGAATCGATGCCGAGGCTCTTCGCGATGTCCTCGGTGAGGGGGAAGGCGAAGACCACGCGGCCGATGTCGGAGCCGTCGTGCATCTCACTCGCGACCCGGCTGTTCTGCATGAAGTCGGCCGCGGCCTTGAGCATCGCGTCTTCGGGGATGTGGTCCTGCTGGACGTCGAAGTACGGCTCGCCGTTCTCCTTGCAGACGATCGCGAAGCCGAAAACGAGGCCGAGGCCTTCGTCCACCTTCATGATGCTGCTGGCTTTTGCGATCGCTTCTGTCACCAGGTATCCCTACCTCGCCGCACATGCGACGACGGGCATGCTACGCGGAGAATCCGGCAGGAACTACGATTTCTTTGATCCTTGTTCCGACGGCGCACCGGCACTGGACGGTGTCCTCGGCCGGCGCCGCCACATCGCCGGGGTACATGAGCTGATTTCCGAGCCCCGAAATGAAGGGCTCGTCGAACCGAGTGACTTGCCCATGCATTGCGCTGTGGCTATCTCGGACTCGTTCGTCGGTCGCCGTGTTCCACTCCTGCGTGGTGTTGTCGGGCTGCAGCTGGCCGGAGTCCATGGCCTGCTGGTACATCTCGTTCTGGCCCTGATGGACCGAGCGAAGGCTCTCCGTGCGGGCGATGGTTTCCGACCGATACTTGAGCATCCGCTCGCGATACCGGCCCGTCATCCGCTGGATCTGCTCCTCCGAGAGGGGCTCTCCGGTGCGGACCATGCGGTCAATGGTGCGGTCGAATCGCTTGTCCCGGAGGGCACGCCCGAGGCTTGCCTTCGTGCCGCTCTCGAGTGACCGCCGGTAGTTGGCGACCGCAGCCTCCTGGCGTGCCGTGAGGCCGATTGATTCGCGGAAGGCCCGCGCTGTAGCCCGAGGGTTGGCGCCGGTCGTGAAGGATCGCTGGATGGCCTGCATCGTGGCCTCGTTCTGCTGAGCGGTGAAGCCCCGCACAAGGCGGAGTCCATTCTGCTGCAGAGCGGCCTGGGCCTTGAAGTTCGTGATCTGATCCAGGACCATCCGGATGCCCGTCTGTCGCTGGAGGTAGAGGCTTGCCTGAGAGGCCGACTCGTTGAAGGCCGGCACCCACGTGCGGTTGAAGAAGGCCGTGGATGTGGTGTTCACCAGCTCCAGGGCCTCGGCCATCTTCCCGGCCTCCAGGAGCGCCGAGAGGGTCGTGATGTCCAGATCGTTCGTGACGCCGGCAATGCCCTCCAGCCAGTCGTCACGCATCTGGCGTTCCCAGGCGTTGAACAGAATGCGGATAGCTCTCGGGGTCACACGATCTTCCTACACTGGCAGGTGAAGGTAGCCGCGGCCGGGTCGCGCTTGACCGGACCGACGATGGCATACTTGACGCTCTCGATGGTGATGTGGTCGTCCGGCTTCGGCGGGGTCAGCCCCTTGCCCAGGAGGAGGACTTTGCGATCGCCGGTGCGGATGTGCTCGGCTTCCATCTGGCGCTCGGTGTAGTCATCGATGAACCCCTTGCACGCCTCGGTGACCTCCGTCGGGTTCGTACCGGCGGTCGGGTCTCCCGGCGTGCGGACGCCGATGGTGCGCACGTGGAGGGTCGCGTCCAGAAGGCCGTCCGCCATGTTGTCGTAGACGAGGCCGGCAATGTCGATTCCGAAGAGGTCAGGCATCAGGCGAATCCTCGGTTCAGGTCGTAGTCGTCGCGGTCGGCGAAGGCGGACTCACCGTCCGTGCCGAAGGCAGCTGCCCCCGTGGAGCCGGAGGCGCAGGCGCCCTCTCGGTAGATGTTGATCCGCTGCCAGACGGCGCTCGGGTAGGGCACACCCTTGGTCGGCTCGAAGAACTCAACCTCGGCCGAGCCGGCCTTCACCCGCTTCGTGTTCGTGGACGTGCCCTGCGTGCCCTGACCGACCTCGAGAGCCGGGTTCTGGGAGAGCTCGAAGGCGAGCTCCGCCTGCCCCGTCTTGATGTCCGTCGGGACGTCGTCGCTGACCACCGTCGTGGGTGCGCACGTGATGACCCTCGGCCAGTCCATCTGCTGCTCGGTCTCGTAGACGGGAGTCAGCGTGCAGCCGGCCCCGCCGGCCGGGAGGACGGTCGTCGCGATGGGATCGGCGCTCTTCGTGGTGTAGAACCCGGTGTGGAGGAGGACCACGCCCGTCACGGCGAAGGCGCCATCCACGCTGGTCACCTTCGCCTGGGCCACGGTCCCGACGCCGGCCCCGATGACGAACGTGAGGACATCGTCCACGGTGTAGCCGGCCCCGCCGGCCGTGATGGCGAGAGAGGCGATCTGGTAGACCTCGCTCCGTGCGCCCTCCCATGCCTGGAGCTCCAGGCTGCGGTGAGCGGAGATCAGCGCGAGCACCTTGTCGGCGTCGGTCATGGCTGCCCACAGGGCCGCAGCCCGCAGGCTCCCCGAGAGGTAGGCATCGGCCTCGGCCAGGGTCAGGTAGGAGTTCTGTCCTACGATCAGGTCAGGCATCGTCGTCCTCCTCGTCGGTCATGGTCTCGACGGTCTCTTCGGTGGTGCCGGCGGAGGCGCCCTCGGCCGGCGTGGCGCCGTCGTCATCGTCGTCCCCCGGAAGTCCACCGGGGATGGCCGTGTCCATCGCCGTGGCCACTGGGATCGCCTCGCTCAGGCCGAGGAGGCCGCGGACCTCGTTGATGGCCGGGTCTTCGGGATCGAGGACGGCGCCGGCCGTGGCCATGTCGGTGAGTGCGGTCGTGATCTCGGTGATCTGACGGTGCTGGATGGCCTCGACCTTGGGCGTGGGCTTGGTGCTCTCGTCCCACCCGTTGAGCTCCCAGATCGGGTCGATGACGTCGGTCTCGAACTGCTCCACGATCTCGTCCAGCGTGCCGTCCACCATGAGAGCGAAGTTCTTGCTCTTGTCCACGCTGAGAGCGGCGCTGCCTCGGGCGCCTTCGCCCAGCATGAGGTGCTCGACGCCGAGGACGCGGGCGATCTCCCGGTTCTTCCTCTCGATGGCCTTCGCCACCTGCTCCTGGCTCGTCGTGCCGCCCTGGAGGAGCTCCATGTCGAACTGCCGCACGTTGCTCGGGCGCTCGGCCTCGTCGCTGCTCTCGTAGACCATGGAGTCCAGCAGGAGGCCGAGCTCGGGGGTCTTCGTGTGGTTCTGGACGAAGTCGCGGATGGGGGCCTCGATCGCGAGACGCTGCGCCGTCGTGATGGTGCCGTCCTGGACGAGCTCCTCGAGAGCAGCG